GAGCGTGTTAATAAATATGGAACAGTTAAATTAAAAGCTATTTATAGAAATAATGAAGAGGAAGATTTCAAACAAGAGTATGAACTTTATTATATTGATGAATCAATTTCTTATTTTCCTCTTGATTTGATTAGGAGTTGTGTTTTTGAAGATGAAAATACTTTAATATTAGAAGGTAATATTGATCCTGATGAATTCAGAGTTGGTTGGTCTCCTTTGAAAGGAGATAGTGGTTTAATAGTTCCTGATACAATGATGAATTTATATAGAAAAGATGATATTAATTGGTATTGTGAATTGGCTCAGTATTATGATTCAGATATTATTATTGAATTGATTGAACAAATGGTTGATAAACTTCTCGTCAGGATGCAGGTAGGACAATTTGGAAGAAATCTTTTGTTTGGGATGGATATTGGTAGAAAAAGAGATAGTTCTGAGATTTCTATTTTTGAAGAAGTTGAATTAGATACTCATAATTTACATGTGGAGAGATTAGGTATTGAGTTAATTAATGTTCCTTTCAGAAAACAAAAAGAAATTATTAAGTTAATTCTTACAAAACTTCCTATTACTAAAGCCAATATTGATGGAACTCAAGGTTCTCACGGTGCTGATTTAGCAGAGCATTTTGAATATGAATTTCCACAGATAGTAGAAGCTATTCAGTTTGATTTGGAATCTAAAGCGCGTATGGTTAAGAACTTCAGATTTAGGCTAGAGGATAGAGCAATCGCATTGTACAATGATTCGCATTCGATAAAGCAGATTCATAGTATAAAAAGGACAGTAACTGAGTCTGCTAATATTAAGTATGGTGCAGATAAAACAAAAAAACATCATGGAGATAAATTTTGGGCTAGAGCATTAGCAAGTATTGGTGGAAATGAGTATGACAGAGATAGATTATTGAGTACAAATAATATAATTAGATTGGGAAATATAAGAAAATATAATGAAGGTATTAAAGGTAAAGGCAATAACATCATAGGTATTTCAAACAATTCTATTGTTGCAAAAATAAATGCTTCTAAAGGTAAACGTAATATTGGAACTCCAAGAGTAGGTATGTTTAATTCAATGAGTGGCGTCTTTAATGATATGACGTATTACGGTTAAAAGGAAACTGAAATGCAACAGAAACATGTTGTTAGAACACCAATGCCACGTAAAGAAGAGATTAAAGCTCTTCCTTCTGTTGCTCAAGATATGCTTGGTTTTTTTGAAAATAAAATAGATATTGTAGACTACAAAAATCTTGCACGTGGAATGGTTGATGCAGCTAATGGAAAAGTTCCTAATTTTGGAAAAGGAACTATTCGATATGAGAATCCTAATCTAAGAAAACAAGCACAATTATATTCTCAAATTGGTGAATATAATCCTGATAAAATTCCGATTGCTACTTATGAGAAGATGCGGTTAGATCCTACTATTGCGTTGGCTACATCTTTTATTGAACTTCAAATTTTAGCTCAGAATTTTAGAATTGAGTGTGCTAATCCTCGTATTGCAGCTGTAGTCCACGCAATAATTAGGCCTATTTATAGAAAAACAGTCAAATCTATGCTCCGAGCTGTGCAGTTTGGATTTGCTGTTGGTGAGAAAATTTATAAAAAAGTAAAGCTTAAAGTTATTATTGAAGATGATAGTGGTAATAGTAGAATCATTCACAATAAATATACTGTTGTTGTTGATAAGGTGAAATTTGCTCATCCTGGATCTATAAAAATTGAAAGAGATAAGAAGACTGAAGAAATTAAGTATGTTATTCAGAAACAAGATTACTTTAGTAATATTATCAATATAGAACCTAAAGTAAAGATTGGAAAATGTATTTGGTTTTCTCATGACGAGGAATATGGAAATTTTTTTGGAAGCGCTAGGTATAAGGCTGCTTATCAGCCTTGGTATTTTGGTCAAATTGTTTTGCAATTTATGCTTCGTTATCTTGAAAGACAGGGTGCTCCAGCCGCAAAAGGTCGTGCTCCTCTTGGTAATTCAACCACAAGTGATGGAGAGAAAGTCGGCAACATTGATGTTATTCTTGAAGCAGCCAATGCGCTCGTTTCAAACTCTGCTGTTGCTATTCCTAGTCAGTACGACAAGAATGGAAATCAACTTTGGGATGTTGAGCTTGTTGAAGATGAACAGCGTGGAGAAATGTTCCTCGAAGTTATTCGAGCACTTAACCTCTTGAAGACAAGAGCACTTTTCGTTCCTGATAAAGTTGGTGTTGCTGAAGGTAGTTCTACTAATGCAACTGCTGAATCTCATCTTGATGTTCACCTTCTTGCTGAAGAAGCTTTAATTCAAATGATTGAAGATTGTTTAAACACACAATTAATTCCTGATATTATGCAATTTAATTTTCCTCCGTCTAAGCAGATTCCATGTTATATAAAAATAGAGAGATTGAATTATAGTAAACGTACTCTCTTAAGAGATGTTTTACTTCGGATGCTTATGTTTTATTCAAGTTCGATGCGTGATGGTAATTGGCCTAATTGGTTACCATCTGTTAAAGAAATCTCTAAGTTTCTTGAAGTTCCTGGTTCTGAGAGTCCTAAATTATTCTTGCCACCTTCAGTTACTGATGATAAAACAGATGAATCCTCTGATGACGATGATTTCAATCCTGATGATGACAATGATGAAGATGAATTAGATAAAGAACAAAAAATAAAAGATCGTAATAAAGATGCAAATAAAAGAAAAGAAAGAACACGTAGAGATAGACGCTCTCGTGAACGTGTTTGAGATAGGAGTTTCAGATGCCAGTTAAAGTTGAACGTTGTGTGAAAGATCTACTTAAAGATTCGAAATTTAAGCCAAATCTTCCACAAAAGAAAAGAGAACAATCAGCTTGGGCTATTTGTCAAGCTTCTCAGAATAAGAAAAATGCCGATCAAATTTTCAGTACACTATATGATCTTCCTTGTAGCGTTTCAATTGAATGTGACGAGAATGGATTTGTTACTTTGGGTGAGAATGAAGAAGTTGAAGATCAAGTTTTTTCAGATGATGGTGAACTTGATGAATTAAATTTTGATTTGTATTTTGATGAAAATGGTGATTCTGATAAGTTAAAAGGTTATTCTATTTTCAAAGAAATTAAATTAGAAGATGAAAAAGAAAAAAAGAAAGTAGAAGCTGAAGTTGAAGTTGCTACTGAATATATTCCTGTTTCAACGAAGCTTGAACTTTTACGTCAAGGAAATTATAAACATCCTTGGTATGGAGAAATTGTTTTTGATAAGAAATATTTTGTTAGTTGTATTCAGAACTTTGTAAATGATGTTGTTCAACGAGAGATTTCCTTTGATGCTCAACACATGCCATGGCTTGGTGCTGTTGCATGGCTCAAGAAGTTGATGCTCCGACGACGTTCTTTCAAGAATGATGTCAATCGTTGGGTCCTTCTTGGTAAAGCAGACTTCACAGAAGATGGAGAAGAAATGATCCGTAAGAAGCGGTTCAAATATTTCTCCATTGAAGTTCATGATAATTTTACTGATAGAGAAACAGATGAGGAATACGGCCCTACCGTGATGGGTGGTAGCGTTACTAATAGACCATTCATTCCCGGTATGTTACCGGTTGAATTGAGTGAGGATGCTTTCAGTGCTAGGGAAACAGAGCCCGGTGGAACTGGTAATGGAAGTATCGTCATGGATGATATTGGAAAACAGGAGGTGGAAAACAGGAAAGAAATTCAAGCGCTCATTCATGAACTGGATGAGATAATAAAAGAACAACAAGAAATTGATTCTACTGAGTTGCAAATTAAGAAAAAAGTACCTGACAGTAAGCTGCCTGATATGGCGTTCGCCCTTGTAAAAAAGGACAGGACAGGAACAGTGTTGAAGCGTTCTTTGCCTCACCATTATTCCGATGTCAAGTCACCTACGGAAAACAGTTCCGTTGACATAGGGCGGCTCCGTAATGCTTTGGCACGCTGGAATCAAGTAACTGGATTTTCCTCCTCCGAAAAAGCCAAGGCACAGAAGCATCTTGAGGCGCATGCCAAAGATTTGCTGAAGACCCATAAAAAGAAGCAAGCCGCACCAGCGGTTGAGACATTAACAGAAAAAGGAGTCGGAAACATGGATATCGAACTGATGATCTCTGATCTTCAGAAGAAGTTCGACGCCTTGGATGACAAGAGTTCCGACCTTGCCAAGGCGTATTCTGAGCAGATCAAATCTTTGACTGAAGCTCACGAAGCTGCAGTCAAGACTGCTGCTCAGCAGAAGGAAATGGCTGAGAAGACTGCACAGGAGCAGTCGAAGAAGTTCGAGGAGCAGGAAGCAAAACTGAAGTCTCTGGAAGAAGCTAATGCAAAGCTCAATGAGCGTTTTGCAGAGGCTGATGAGGAACGTCGGCAATCCAAGATTCAGCTTTTCTGTGATCGTATGGAGAAGGCTGATCACTTCCCTGCAACCATCGAGGTTGCAAAGAAGTTCCTGCTTGCTTCCAAGAACGAGTTCTCTGTCACTACCAAGCTTTCGGAAGATGGTGAGGACGAGAACTACGATCTCATGAAGATCTTCGAGGAATTGCTCAACACTATTCCTAGTGAAAAGCGTGTCATGCTGACGCAGACGCTAAAGCAGGAAACAAGTGTTGAGCCTGAATCTCCCACCAAGCCTGGTGAGAAGAAGGTGAAGCTCGAGGATGGCGAGGTCGATATCATGGACCCGAAGCGTATCGCTCGTGCAGCGAGGCGCAACAAGTTCAAGACCAAGACTGACGTCCAGTAGGTAGTGAGACCCTACCTGCTTTGAAGTAGAGTTGATAAAAAGACTCTAGGAAAAACCTCACGGTCATTGGAGGAAAAAGATGCGAAATGACGTGATTGGCTATCACAGCTATGATGGTACGGGTCTCACTGAAGAGATCCTTGCCTCCATGGAAGGTCTGATCGAAATCTCGATCACGATCGATTCGACTTGTCGTGATACAGCGAATGCCACGACAACAGATCTTCGTCGTGGTTTGGTGCTCTGGCCTGATACTGCAGTTACCAACGACAACTACACGCAGTTTGATGCTGCTGCGAAGTCTGCTGGTGCTGGTGGTCAGGCGGTTGTACTTGCGCATCCTGTCGATATCAGCGCTGGTGTCAATATTGTAGCCAAGGCCTACAAAGGATGTGTTCTGAAGCCTGACAAACTCATCGACGACAGTGGTTATACACTGACACATTTCGATGCGACGGAGCAGGCGAAGGCTAAGGGTATCATCGTGATGGACAAGAGCACCAACATCCCATAGGGGTATGGAGTTCGATCCCTGAAGCCATAAAGAGTTCTAGGAAAGGAGAACCCAATGGACGACCTGATGAACCACGAACTCCTTCAGCCCCGATACATTTCGAAGGTGCTGGACGAGATCATTCCCGATACATCGGAATATGCGTTAACGCAGGAAGTTCCGATGGTGACGCAAGATACCGAGCAAGTGATTGTCGATGTTCGTGATAACATCGGCGGTATGACCCAGGCTGTTGCTGCTGGTGCTGAGTCACCTACAGTTGAACAGCGTGGACGTAGTCAGTTTCAATTCACGCCTGCTGAGTTCCGTGAAAAGACATTACTCAGTCGTCGTGACCTTCAGTGTATTCGCAAGATCGGTACTGCCTCGGAGCTGGAAAGTGCTGAGGAGCGTGTGGCCGAGATTGTGGGTGGTCTCCGCTACCGTCTCGAGACAAGGATGGAGTGGTGCCGTTGGCAGATGCTCTTCGGAGAACTTGAGATCAATCAGGAAGATGTGCAGTTTACAGTGGACTATGGTATTCCATCTGACTTCACACCTACCCTGACTGGTACGGATGTGTGGTCCGATCTTGCCAACTCCGATCCCATTGATGATATGCTGGAGTGGGTCTTCCTGTACAGGCATGAGGGAATCGATCCTGATTACTTCATGATGAACAGAGCTGTCGAAAAGCTCCTGCTTCAGAATGAGCACATTCGGGAACTGGCTGAGGCGCATTTCACCAACACCGGCAACACTGAGATGAACACAGCTCGTCTCAATGACATGTTGAAGACATTTGCTGGTTACCCATACAAGACCTACGACAAGGGCTACTACTTCAAGATGAAGTTAGAGACACCCATCACGCCTGCGAGCACCAGCTTCATCGTGAGCGAGAATACAGGTGTCGAAGCCAGTGACGTCGTGACTGTCGTTCACAAGAATGGCTCGCGATATGGTCAGGTGAACATCACTGTGACTCCGACTGGTCTTTCTTTCGCTCACTCCGCAATCGGCGGAACCATGACCTTCCCGGCTGGTTCCACTGTGCGCATCAAGAAGCAGTTCATCCCTGATGACATCTTCATCGTGCGCGGCAGAATTCCCCCTGGAACTACCGGTGGTACGAACTTTGGTGAGTTCGTGTCGGTGCCCAGCGAGTACAATGGTGGCTTGCTGAACCCACAGCCTGGTCCGTTTGGGAAGACTGTGATTGATGACGACGGTGATCCACCCAAGGCTTACATCTTGGCGGGTATCCGTGGTTTGACGGTGCACTACTTCCCAACATGTAACGTGGTTGCTACCGTCGACTAGTAGCGGGGTAGTACCAGAGATTCTCTCAGAGGTTGGGGTAGCGGAAACGCTACCCCTTCCTTTGAGGTTCTCATAGAAGATAAAAACCCCGAACAAGAGGAAGTACAATGGCAAAGAAACTTGATGATTTCGCGGTCGAGATCAACCTTAATGGTTGGTACAACAAAAAAGACAAGAAAAGCTATCGAGCTGGACAGAAGTTCAAGGGTGCTGAAATCACTGAGCGCATGGTTGAAGCTGTGGAATCTGATGAGTCTTTTTTCAGCAAGAAAACTGGCAAGACTCATCTCGTTGTTGAGTTGCTTGGTGGTGGTTCAGCTTCTGAGTTGAGAACAGCTTTTGATGCTTATGAACCTGAAAAAGCGAAACCAGAGCCTGTTCCAAAGGCTAAGGTTGAAGAATCTGAACCAAAGAAGAATGAAGAGAAGAAAACAGAAAAAAAAGAAAAGAAGCCAGTGAGGCGTGCTCGTCCCAGTGATGACTAGGAGCAGCTTCCTTTCTATTCAAAAATAAAAGGAAGTGCTTCATGGAAAATATAAAAGAAAAAGAAGAAATAATCAGAACACAATACTGGCTTGATGGAATCGATGAAAAGGTTCACGATCAAGTCATAGAAGGTTTCTTTAGAACGCAAGAAAAAAAGGTTGCTATTTTTCTCAAAGCACGTGGCTATCCAGTTCGTGGTCTGGAAAAGAAAATGATTCGTGTAAGTGGCAACCATAAAAAGAAAATTCTTGCATTCTGTTTTGATAGCTGTGTGCGTAGTGCATTTCTTGAATTGTACAATTATGATGATCCAAAACATTTCAATGTAAATGCAAAAAGAATGCTTGATGCAACACAAGATATTAGTTCAATGATCATCAATTTTTGAGGGAGAGAACAATGGACCAGATCATTCCAGTTAGTCAAGTAGTCACGTTGCAAAATCTTGTTGTCATTTTGGTGATTCAAGGTGTGCTCGAGGCTATTAAGGCTACTCTGAGAAAACTGAAAGTGTTGGACAAGAAGGGTATTCAAATTATTCTTCCATACTCACCAATGCTTCTTGGTGCAGCTATTGCATTTATTCCTGGTGCGTTGGTTGCTGATAGTCTTGGAGCACGCATCATGCTCGGTGTAGCGCTTGGTGCTATTGGTGGTCAGGTGTGGAAGATTTTCCATACGAAGATAAGTGTCCTTAAAGGGAAAGTTTGATGTCCTTCAGTTTGATAGTCAGCTGGATCAAGACCAATGCAGTCAAAATACTGCTAGTAGTTTTGCTTGTTCTCACTCTTGTGTTGGTGGCTTGTGCTTGGTGGCTTAAGATAAAGGGTTTTAAGGTTAGTGATTTACTTCTTCGTTTGCAGGTGGCTAATGCGAAGAATGAAATGAATCACCTGCAAACGAAGAAGGCAGTTTTAGAAACAAAAAAGAATTTTACTAAAGAACAAATGCAAGAAATTGAGAATGAAATCAAAGAAGAGCATAAGAAGATTGAAAGAGGTAAGATGAAGATAGAGGGGATGAGTGATGATGAAGTTGCTCGCCGTTTTACTGAGCTTGGCTTTTAGTCAAGTAGTATTTGCGGCAGAAAAATGTACGAATACTGAAGGTGAAGAGTTAATTTGTTTTAAACCTGATAAAGCAAAAGAATTATTAGCAGTTGTTCAAGAAGAAAAACCAAGTTTAGAAAGACAAATTGAATTATTAAAGAAAGAATTAAAATTACAAAAAGAGTTAACAGAACATACTGAAGAACAATTGAAAGTTGAAAGAGAAGAAAATGTACAATGGAAACGAAATTATGAAGATGCGTTGAGAGATGTTGAAGATAAAAGAAGGAAAGTTGATTTTAGAAAAGATATTGGTATTTATACTCATCTTGGTATGTTTGTTTTAGGTGCTGCAATTGGTGGAGTAGTAATGTATTGTTCTTCTTTATTATTGTCTAACACACTACAGAAAGGTAACTAAAATGGCTAAGGAAGAACTTGGAGTTCTCAGAGATAGAGCACAAAAATATAACAATCAGATCGATGGTGACGATCTAACTACTCAAAGAACTACTGGTAGTATTCCAACTGCTGGTTTTAGAAGAGTAGATGTGGCTGTCAATTTTGTTAGAAATGTTGTTGATAAAATTACAATTGGACATTTATCAAGTAGTCATATTGAACAAGTTCTTGATGAATCTGCTTTGCCAGTGCTTGAATTGAAAGATGTTTCGTATGAGAAAAATGTAACTGATAGTACGTTATTTAAATTTGGAATGGATATAAATGCTGAGAGTACAACATTTACTTTTGACGCATTAAGTGCTGCTGTTGAAGCAACTGTTTTTTCTGGTGTTGGTCTTGATGATGCTACTTCTGGGGGCACTTTTTCTGGTTCAGAACCTACTGAATATCTTGTTGAGATTGATGGTACAGGCACTCCTGATACTTTTAAATGGTCAAAAAATGGTGGTTCTACTTGGGAAGCAACAGGAGTAAATATTACTGGAGCTGCTCAAACACTTGATAGTGGAGTTACTATTACGTTTACTGCTACTACTGGTCATACAAGTGGCGATCAATGGACAATTAAAGGTGGTTATGGAAGTGTAACTGATACTATTACAGTCGATGTTTTCTTAAGATAATCTTTTGTTAGGAATTCGGAGGCTGTTATGACATGTGATGCAACAACACTAGAATACTATATTAGTGATAGATTGCCTGAAATACAGGTTACTTATTATTATTATGATGATAATGATGAGAGACAACCAGTAGATCTTACTAGTTTCCAAGCTTTTGAACTTCATGTAAATATGGAAACTGCTCCTAAATCTCAAGCTGGAACAGTTGTTGTTGCAACTGAAGGAACTTTTAAATTTCCATTTGATTCTGGTTTCTTTGATGAAGCTGGTATATTTGATAGTGAGATTATGATTCGTGATGATAATGGTCTTGAAATTACTTATCCATTTGTTCAGTTTGATGTTAAGGAGAGGATTTATCCTTGACGATTGAGATAACTAAGGGACCAAACAACATTGAACTTACAAGAGGACATATTTCAGTTAGTATTCCTCTTCGTAGTAGTTCTGTTGAATTGGCAAAAGGAGACAATGAGGTAACTGTATCTAGACCTAACTTTGAAGCTGATGTATTTAAAAATAATGATGATCAATGTCTTGTTAATTTAATACCTGCTGAAGTTCCAGCAGTAGATGTTGCGAGAGCAGAAAATGATATATCAATTACTAGAGAAGAATTACATGCTGATGTAAGTAGACAGTGTAATAATTTAGAAATAGTAAGAGATTATCCTGAATATTTATTACAATTACAATCAGCTGTTTATTCAAGCAGTACTACTGAAAATCAAAAATTCAATATAGAATTAATTGGAACTAAAGATGGTTCAAATAGAGTTTTTACTACTCCAGATTTTTTTATTGTTGATACAATTCGTTTTTATAGAAATGGTGTTAGACAAATGATAGGAACTGGTAACGATTATACTGTTTCTGAAAGTGGAGGACCTGGGACTGGATACGATACTTTAACGTTTGAATCTTCTTGCCCAGCTCCATTATCTTGGGAAAATTTGGTGTCAGATTACATCGAGGAAACCTAACGGTAGAGGAAAGGGAAAAAAGAAATGGGCAGAACATTCATTCGTCAGGACGCACAGATTAGGGAGAGTGTTACATACACAGATTCAAGAAGTCCTAGTCTTGCAAATTATGAAACAAATGCTTCAGATCTTGAGTATGATCTGAATAGTATTCGTTCTCAGCTTCAGAACTTTCTGAATAGGAATGGTGCAAGTTTTCCGACTGACAATTGGTATGATGATATTACTCAGCCAACTACGCTTGAAAATGGTACGATTCGTGGTATTGATGCAATCAATGGTGCGCTTCATGTTGTAGAAAAGAAGCGTGTTCTTCGTGATGTAGCAAAGGTTGGAACCGATGTTTCAGTTCCTGCTACTCAAAACTTTTTTGTTTTAGGAGCTGGTGAGCTTCCTTCAAATACAACAGGTGCTATTGGTGCAGTGACAACACTTGGCACTGTTGTCGCTTACCATACTGGAACATTTGGTACCCATTCTTTGGATGAAGTTGCTGGTACAAATGCTCTGAGTCCAAAGAACTTGATGCCTATCGTGGATGCAGATACTGGCGATCCAATTCTTTCAAGTGGTCGTCAGGTGTGGGGTCTGTTCCAGTCTGAGTCGAACACAGATGGTTTTACAATGACTGGTACGACACCAACTCGTGTCCAGATCAGTTTTGTGAGACCAAACAGCACTTTCGACGATCTTGAAGCATGTCCAGTTGCTGATATTGAAAGTACTGACATTAATTATACAAGTCGTGAACGTGTCAGACTTGAGGATTTGAATGAGCAAGATTTCTTGAAAGGAGCAGTTATTGACACACCTGCTTCTGCTTCTGTGACTCGTCAGTCTGCATATGATGGTCAGGGAACGACTCCTGTTGACTTAACAACGAATGCTACTCTTGATCTTGAGGGAGCAGGACTTGTTTGGGCTATTCGTGATGATGCTGAGGCAACTCTTTTCAGCATTACAGAAGGTTCGTCTGGTAGCACAAGCACTGTTACAGTTGCAGCTGATGTCGATAACTTTGATGTCGATGCTGTTGACAATGATTTTCTAAATGGTGCTAGTTTCGATACAGGTGCTGCTGGAACAACAATTAATGTTGGTGTTACTGCCAATCAAATTGACAGTGGCGGCGCATTGACTGTTGCTTCTGGTGGAAGTGCAGATTTGACACTGAACGCTTCGAATGAGTTCAGTTTCATTGATACAAACAAAAGCGGTTCTACTTATTCTGGCAATCTCAAGTTGTCTGATTCGAGTGGGGAATGGGATAACTACGAGACAGAGTTTGGTGAGGTTTCACTTCTCAACGCTATTGTTCAAGCAAAGACGACAGCATCTCGTGTTAAGGGATATGCGACTCTTCAAAACAATGTTGCTGCTGACACAGATGTTGATGCCACTACATCAGGTAATCTTGATGTTGACCTTCCTGACTATTCTGGTGTCAGTAGTTTCGTTACTGATTGTGATGTTTACCTCAATGGTGAACTTCTTCGGAACGGAGCTGATGCTGCTGCCAATCACGATGTCTATCCTGGAACAACACCGAGCCAGGGTATGCTGAAGTTTGAGTTTGCACTCCTTGGTACAGGTTCAAAGCCTGACCAGTTGTGTATGATTGTTTGGGGTGGTTAGAAATAGCTAGCTTGAAAAAGTATAAAAGAAAATAAGAGGAAACCATGAATCCAGAGAAGTCAAAACTGAAGATAATGATTGCTAATGATTTTGGTGTGTCGATAGAAGATCGCTTGGAAGGAGAGCTGAAGGCTGCAAATGAATTGGCAGGTGCGTCTTCAGCTCTCCGCCAAGCATCTAAAAAAGTTCCTTTGGAACTTTGTGCAAAAGTTAGTGAAGAATTTGAAAAAGGAGAAATTAAAGACGGGATGCAATCACATCATATTGCACAACTTGTGAAAAAATATTTAATTCGAGCTGGAGATTTTCTAAATCATCTTGCTGATGTTGAACAACAGAAAGCTGTTTCTCAATTTGGGAGAGCAGCTGGTCTTCAAGAAGCTGTCAAGATGATAAAGAAAGTACAAGAAGAAGAAAATGAACGTCTTCAAGGATTTTCGTCTGTTTCTGATGATAAACTCAGGACAGCATCTTCAATTGCAAGAGCCGAGCATGGTACGGCAGCTGAAAGAAAAAAAATCGCTGAAGATAAAAAGAAAAAAACAACAAAAAAGAAAACTACTAGAAAGAAGACTTCCAAGAAGAAAGTAAAACTGAATGACTAGTGGTATTAGAGGCGAGACAGTTGATGAAATTCTTTGGTTGGAACAAACTAGTTCTCCAACCGAAGAAGGTATGACTAGATATGTAAGTGGGAGTTTTGAATTTGTAGATAGCAGTGGTGTATTCGATCCTAGAACTGGTGGTGGTGGAATTTCAGAAGCACAACATAAAGTGCTTCGACAGCTAATACACTTTATTGATGATGGACCAGCAGAAGGTTTTACTAGTGGAGCATATAAAGAAACAACTCCTACAGGATCTCTTTTCCCAACAGCAGAAGTTTGGTATACAGATTCTGGTAAAACAGATAAAATAGTTGAATTATTAACAACATGGACAGCTATTAATCCTACACAAGAAAAATGGAAAATATATGATACAGATGGATCTACTGTTTTATGGACAATTACTGATGCTATTTCTTATTCTGGCGTTGTTGAAACAAATAGAACTAGAACTATAACATCTGGTGATGCATAATGGCTAAATCACCTGCATCTGTTATTGTTGATTACACTACTCCAGATAATAAAGCTGGAGTTAATTCTAGTGGCCAGTTATCTATTCAGAATCCACCTAATTTAGATGCTGCTATCTCAACGAGAGCGACTGAATCAACACTTTCATCAGTATTATCGCAACTTGATATTACATTAGCTCAACTGAGAGATGCTATACGAGGAACTAGCGATAAAACACTAACTGATCTTGAAACAACTCTTGATTCAATTAAAGATGATGGAATCAAAAAAATTACTGATCAATTGCCTGCTGGTACTAATGAGATTGGTTTAGTTGCTCAAGGTACTAAAGCTTTAACAACAGCTGCGTGGCCAATAACATTACAATCTCGTACTGATGGCGATGATGTAGTAATGGATGAAGGCACGGCTTTAGGTTCAGCTCGTCCAGGTATTGTTGTACAACATTGCGATCTTGATGGAAATGCATCTATACCAAAAGCTTCATCTCTTGATACAGGTAATAGTTCTACAGCTCAGCTTAATACTGATGCTGCTTTTATTGGTACAGGTGTTGATTGTATTGGTTATTCATCTGTAGCCATTACAATACATTCTGATAAAGATAGCGCTGTAGATGGTATGAAATTTCAATTTTCAATGGATAATACTAATTGGGATGATAGTTATAATTTTAATTTGGAAGCCAGCAGTTCTCAAACAAGACGTTTTCAATTTCCAATTTGTGCTAGATATTTTAGGTTTAATTATACTAATGGTTCAGAGACTACTACTGAATTTCGTGTTCAAACAATTCTTCATAGACAAAATATTTTAACATCAATTCATCGTGTCGAGAATGTTGTTAAGGAAGATCGAAGCGCACAACTTGTGAAGTCTGTACTTATCGCTCAGCGTGAAGGAGCTGTTAGTACAGACTTCAATCCAATTTACGCTGATGTTAGTGGTAATCTTAAAGTTACAACGATTGGTACAGATATTCCATCAAATCCATCAGACCTTGTACTTGAATTTCTTGAGAATGGTGGTAGTGAAAATATGCTAGTTGATGGAACAACGCCTGTTTCTTTTAAAAGTGGACCGACAATTACTGATGAAGTTTGGTCTATTCGTGAATTATTATTAACTTTTTCTGCTGATGATTTTACATTTGATGGCTTATCATTTGGTCCAAATGCGAAACTTACTAATGGTTTTGTTGTTGAAGTAGTTAAAGATTCAGTAACAACTGAAGTTTTTTGTGTCAAACAAAATGAAGATTTTCTTCGTGTTCCTGGTCGAACTCCTCTTGTAAATAATACTGGTCCAAAAGATATTCTTGGAGCAGGACTTGCATTTCAAGGACTTGTTTTAAATGAAGCTACTAGTGATGTTGTACAAATAAGAATTAGAGATAATCTTACGTCTGTTAAGTATAAATATCTTACAGCTACATTGTTTGCTGTTAAGGTGTCATAATGGGTTATAATAAAGATTCGTCTGGTAATCCTATCTATGCTTCTCCGATTCGGGTGCCCGCTCGTGTTGCTTTCAAAAGAACCGATAATGGCAGTGAGTTGATGAATATTGATGGTGAAGCTGGAGGAACACCAACGATAATTTGGGATGGAGAAGGTACTTATTGGACGCCAGGTGGGACTGGTTCAGCAACAACTGGATCTAAACATACTGGGACTTATGGTTGGGATACAGGTTCTACCATTAAAGATAATACTACTTATTGGGATTATGGCTCAGATCAAGATATCAGTGCTTATGCTACATTGACATTTTGGATGCAACCAAAAGCTTTTCCTACAGATAGCGAATTTCAGATCTTTTGGAAAACAAATGCTGGCGTTGTCCATGGGAGTACTCTTCAAGTTGAAGATTATGTTAGTAATATGGATTTAGATGTTTGGCAACAGGTTACAATTCCAATTGAAGATTTTAATTTAGTTTCTAATGTTGCTGAACTATGGTTCAAATATACTAAAAAAGATGGTCAACAATTTTGGTTTGATGAATTAAGTCTTAATACATCTGGTGGTGGCGGTCCATTCACATTTCGTGTTGAGGCTCCAGAAGGTTATATTTATCATACATCTGTTATTGTCTTGTTGATTGCTGGCACGTCTTCAGGATGGGATCACGATGTCTTTGGCTCGCTCAGTAGTGCTTTAGCTAATGGATTACTCCTACGTCAACGTCGATTGTCGACATCAGAAACTTTGTGGTCTATTAATGCTAAAGATAATATTGAATTGTTTGGTTTATATCATCCACAAGATGATGTGACATTTGCTGATTCAATATTGCTATTAGGATTTATGGTTAAGCCAAGTAAAGATTCTATTTTGATTACTGATGATGATGTATTGGAATATGTTGTGAGAGATGATTTGAGTAGCTTAAATACAACACGAGCCTTCGTCCATGGTGGTAAGGAGGCTGTGTCATGAGTATTAATCTTAAATATTCTCCTGAATCTACTTATGGTCATCCTCTTGTTGAAAGATCGCCGTTAGCAGGTAGTAAGACTAATAAGATTTCTCCTAATTGGTGCAATAAAACTACTTGGTATTCTGATTCTACACGGAATACAGATATTACTATGACAGATTCTGGTGACCATACAACTTATAATCTTCCTACACCTGGATATTGTGTTGATGTAAAAAATGGCGAATTGACACATGAGAATTCTCTTGTTTCTACATATGGATATGTTTGTAAAGTTAATGATGTTGAAAAGACAGAAAATTCTCCTGGTACCACAGATGGAGATTATTCTGTTAACTATGCAACAGGGGCCGTTACTTTTAATGAAGCTCTTGTAGGAACTGAGACAGTTACATCTACACATAGCAAAGTTGGTAATAGTGAATGGAAAGTCGAACCTATGTCAGGAAAGGTTCTTAGAATTGCAGAAGTGGAAGTTCAATTGTCGGCTGATTTAGTGATGAGTGATTCTATTGAATTTATTGCTTATGCAGAAGTTGGTAAATTTCCTCCATTCGAACCTTATCGTCAAGCTAATGGTGGTCCTTATCCAGATGGTACAAATCTTCCTATTAGAAGTCTTGAATATAAGACAATTAGAGACTTTATCAATGAAGCTAATGGAGCTTATCCAGCTATTATTGCATTTGGTGGAACTAATTGGCGCGCATTGGAAGAAGATATGTATATTTTTAGATGGGCCTATCAAGCTTCTGAAGATATTAGAAGTGATTGGGGAATGTATCTCACGATTGGTCTTAAAGACGATAATGAACAAACTGGTTCCTTTGCTTACACAACTCTTTATTGCTTGAGTGATGATTTGTAATGGATGTTGTTGGCGCAGGTTGTGGAGCTAATTACGGTATTATTGCTGGTGCATTAGCTCGTTTGTTAGATGATGGTCTTGAACCTTCTTCATATATAGCTACATCTGGTTCTTCAATAGTTTTATCTTTTTTAGCTGATGGTAGGTTACCATCAGATTTTTTGAAAATTGCTCAAGATTATACTCCTATTAAACTTATGAAACCAAATAGAATGTGGCCTATTATTCCTGGCTTGGTTGTGATGAATGGAATTGCTGATGCAATGGATCCATATATTCCAAGAACTTTTGCTAAATGTAAAGTACCTTTGACAATTGTTGTAACTGATTCTGATATGATGAAACCTTATTATTTTTCTTCAGCTATGACACCAAAAGTTAGCGTAGCACGTGCATTGCAAGCAGCAATTTCAGTACCTTGGCTTGCTCGTCATGTGGTAATAAATGGTATTCGTGCTACTGATGGTGGAACTACTCATCATTTTCCTATTGATTTACCTGAGAAACCTGCTCTTGGGATTCGTGTGCAAGGAGCAGATAGCGATCCTAAACCATGGAGATGGTGGGGTACTTATAGTTTAAATCATTTTGGTGCTATGCTTAGAGCACATGAAAATGCTCATATAAAAAATGCTTTATGGAAGAAATCAAAAATTCTTACAATACCTTCAATAATTAATAGTTCAGATTATCGTCTTGTTGATGGTGCAATGTTAAAACAATTGTATTCAATTGGTTTTCAATATACAGATGAGAAACTCTCTTCAGGATGGACGTGGAGAACATTATGAAGGTTTTGGTTATTGAAGATGATAACACTATTGCTCGTGCGATTACAATTACATTATCAAAATATGGTCATGAATATTTACATGTACGTACTTTAAAAGAATTTAAAGAAGAATTTGATGAATATTTTCCTGATGCAATTATTTTAGATCTTGGATTACCAGATTCGTTTGGTGTTGAAACTGTAATAAACGTTAAAAATGTGATTTATCCAGAAACTTTGGTTATAATATATACAGCTAATGATTATGTGTTCAATGAAGTTATGGATATTGGTGTTGATAATTTTTTAGTAAAAGGTCATTTTAAACCTAGTGATTTACCTAATATTCTTAATATGGCAAAAATTAATCATAAATTTCATAATGTACTTAATAAACATAAAAAAATGATGGATGGAGAAGAAACTACTTGGCCTGGTAAATCAATAGATACAGACAAGATTGGTGATGGTTTAATATTGTTAGCTCAGGAGTTAAAAACTGTGGTGGAAAGTGGGTAGAAAATGCCTCCAAGTATCAATCAAGAATTATTAGGGAGGCTTGCTCAAGGTCTCGAAGAAAGTGGTCATGCGCTGAAGGCTCAAAGTGCTAAGCTTACACAGATTTGTGTTCAAGTTGGTAGTATTGAAACTCAATTAGTAAGTGCTCATGCTCGTTTGAAAAAGCTTGAAGAAAAGATTGATGGAAATGGAAATCAAGGATTACGTACAGATATTGCACTTGCTCGTAAAGAGATTAGTGGTATATCAGAAACATTAAAAGGTCTTCAAATTTGGCGTAGAGAACTTGGTGATAAAAAGTTTAATGAATTGAAAACTGAAGCTCGTCAAGATAAGAATTTAAGATGGATGGTTGTTCTTGCATTAGCATCTATGTTAATCGCATTAGGATCTCTTGTTGGAACATGTGGTCCAAAATTACTTAAAGCTATTGGAGATGAACCGCCAGTTATTACTCAACCAATCAAACCTTAATAAGGGATTGAAGAGATATATAATATAAGTTATGATGTTCACTCAGCAAAGTTAGGAGAAAACAATGGCATGGGTTAGATTAACAATCTACATTGAAGATATTGATGATGTCTGTGAAGATTATGATTTTATCGATATTTGGCGTGCTGAAACACGTTATGGAACTTATACACAATTAACAAACAGAAATACTCGTCTTAGAATTTGTGCTGATACTCATTATTATGATTATGATGACGAGAATGGATCTGAATTCTATTGGTACAAGTGGAGATATACAACTAGTAATGGTCCTATCAGTGAGTTCTTTGAGCCTGTTCAAGCTTATACTCCATACATTATTTATTGTGGATTCGAAGATGTGAGAAGAATTCTTCGTGCAAAAAAGTATGAAGGTCGTATTCGTTTTTCTGATAGCTATCGTAACTTAAGAAAAGGTGATGATACTCAAGATATTTCTTTAGTTGCTCTTTCGATTAGTCCGAAGTATTCTGGAACCGAAGAATATACAATTACATTTACAAGTGCTACTGATTTCAAAGTAGAAGTTGGTGAAGAAGCTGCAATTGCAAAGAGACAAATTGGAACAGGTAATATTAGTTCTGATTTTACTTCAGATGATAATGTTATTAGAATCAATAGTGATGATTGGTCTGGTACTCCAGTTGCTGATGATACTATTATATTTGAAACAGATAGTCATATGTCGATTCAAGATGCTCTTTTTTTCATTAGAGATGCAGAAACTCTTGTTGATGTTATTCTTGAAGAAAATCTTGGGTATACGACAGCAAAAGATGATGAGCGTCGATTTGATCGAGACAGTGTTCCAAAAGCAGTGAGAGCATCTACAGCTCGTTTTGGTGCATTCCTTATTTATACTACAATTTATCAAGAACAAACTATTGCTGGTTTGCCTGGGAATTTGAATGACATTACAAATGTTACAAATATGAGAGGTGATGATATTTCTACAGTTTCAAAACAAGCAATGCGATACCTACAAGGTTATATAAATAAATATAAAGAATTCTTTGATCCAGAAAGCGGTGATGCACTTACAACTGCACCCAAGTGGCTTAAGATTGAGCCAATGTTTGATGCAATGGGTGTTGCGGGTGTTGGTGAAGGTGTCAAACTTCCATCTATGGATACTTTTTTTGATAGAGCAAATATGTCTTATGCTGGGTTATTAGATTGGGATTTGCTTGGTCTTTCGAAACTTGAAGTAGAGATGTCGGATAATTATAGCAATGATTAAAATTGATATAGATACTGACAAAATAAATAAAGGAATTAAGGCTGCAGAACTTGCGTTTAATGCTATAGAAAATGTCTTAGGAAAGGAAGGATTTGAAAAGTTTTATTGGCCAAAGTTGAGAGAAAGAATTAAAGAATACTTAATTAGAAACTTAGGTGATTTAGGTGATGTTCCAACAAGCAGAAGATGGAGGGGAATCAAAAGAGAATTGATGGGGCGTCCAGCTTCTGAATATCGCAAATTATTTGCTAGGTTAGGATATGAAGGTTATACAACTCAAAGATATATTGGTGGAGAAGATCTACAAATCATTACAGATGAAAGTTGGCATGCAACAGGAACAATGGAAGATGTTATTAAAGAAAGACTTGGAGCTGATCAAGGAACAATAAGAGGAACTGCAGATGTTTTTTCTGCTGAATTAAATGTTTCTGTTTCTGATTTAGTAGATCAATATCCACTTATTGTTGATGAACAGATAATGGAAAGATCGGGCGGAGAAAAAGGAATTATGAGATTGTTCGCTAAGCAACAAGATGAAATTGTCGAAATGTTGATTCATGAGGGTGGAAATCTCTCAGAAGAACTATTTCGTGGGAACAAATAATGCATTCTCAAGATCGCCCAAATGAGCACATAATTCAAACAGATAACTATTTTCACGATTCAGTGGAAAATGTTTGTGAGTTGTTGAGAAGAGAACAAAGAGAAGATACGGATCAGAAGTTAAAGTATATCAGAAGATTGACTAGAGTTGAGAACGATGATTTAATTATCATTCCAAAACCACCATGCATATGTGTAGCATTTTCAGACTGGACAGAAGAAGTACACACTATTGGGCAGCGACATCCAGTAACTGTAGAACTTGCGATAGAACTAAATGTATTTTATTATCATGCTGAAGTTAAAGATAAGATAAGAAAACACGAAATAAGAGACGCCTTGTGGGAGATTGCTAGGATTCTGAGACGCAATTCGGACTTAAACGGGCTCAGTTCGAAAGGCGCTATTATCAGATCTGGTGAACTCATCTATAGGGCGAGGAACGAGAAGCTGTATGAGGGTGGGCTCATCAGATTAACTGTGCCTATTCTCATAAAGACCCGAAGGGGTGTAACCTAAAAAAAGGAGTAATCCATGGGCACATTCGGACGTATTGCCATCGGTGCCCGTGGTCAACTTTCCTATGGGGAAGAGACCACGTGGGGCGAGGCAGTCCCGCCTACCCAGCGGATCGAGTTCAATACAGAATCTTTCAACAACGAGATTGGTGCGCTCATTTCGGAAGCGCTTGATCCGTCTCGTGGCAGATCGAAGCAGGTCCAAGGTGTTTCCAACATCTCGGGTGATGTCGCTTTCGAGCAGAATACTGAAGGGTATGAAACTCTTTATAAACATGCTCTTGGCGATTCCGTAACCATCAACAAGTGCGACGGTGGTATCCGTGCGCAAGTCACAAGTGCTTATACAGCAAGTGGCACTAGTTTAACGACTAATGCTACTGATGCTGATTGGTTTGGTATTACTGGTGGTCCTGGTGATGCTGAGGTCGTGGCTGTCTACAAAGATTCCACAACAGGTCTTTTGACAGTTGCTTCTGGTGAAGCCTACGATGGGCTTTCCAGTGGTGTTTTCGATCTCACAACCAATCAGTTCAGTGTTGATCTTCCTGTGGGAGCTTGGGTCTTCCAGGGCAATGGACACGCAACTGAGTGGCAGAATGTCTATACCCACTATATCGAGGCTGCAAGAGATCTTCCTGTTGGCCTCAGCTGGGAAGTGGGTCGGGACATTGCTTTCTTCGTGTACAGTGGTTGCAAGGTCAACACTGTTGAAAATACCTTCACAGCTCAAGAGATCCTCCAGGGTACTTTCTCTTTCCTCGGGAAGACAGAGTATGCCGGTGCTGATCTTCTGAATGCTGAGGCGATTGGTTCGACAACGCTGGAGCTGACGAATTACACCGCTCAGTACAGCGACATCGACTATGCCTA